GTTCAAAGTCGGTTACACAAAACCAAAGACTGGGGCGATTGCGTCAGCTTTGCCTCGATCCTGATCGAGGAATGTAACGGCAGCCGACTAGATGTCGGAACCGACAACACGTTCGATCTGGGTTACGTCCGTGCTCAAGCAGCCTTGAACTACCACCGAAAAATGTTCGGTAGTAGCCAAGAATTTCAAGTCGTCCTGAAGAAGGGGTGGTTTGAAAATGTTGGAAAAGAGTTTACCTTCAAAGGGTTAGCTCAAAAGGTTGAGTGACCGCGGCTCACGGGGCAGCTTTCGGGCTGCCCCTTTTTGTGCCGAAACCACAGAACGGTTACTCTTCCTCAAAAGGCTTGTTACTTCCCCGTTTTCTATTATAATAATATTAGAAAGGAAGGTGAAACATGAACGCCGAACAACTCTTATCTAAAATACGGTGCGGAACCCAAGACGCACTAAAAAACAATAAAGCAAAAGATATCGCCGATACCATTACAGAACACTATAATGTCGGGGTGTCTTCCGCGTGGGTATATAACCTAGCAAACTCCGCGGATCGCGGCTCACGGTTCGATGTGTCGGTGCGGAGGGCTTTTGCTTTGAGCGAATTTATCGAAGATTGGCGGGCGGGAAAATGTCCGTGGTTACGTTAATTCGCGTTTCTACTATATACGTCAGAAAAAGAGAACGCGAAAAAAGTTTTTAAAATAGGTGTTACCGGTGTTACTGCGTTACCTTTGGTGTTAAACATATATAATACAAAGAAAAAAAGGTAACACTATAGAGGTAACACTATGAAATCAGAGGTGTTACCTTTTAGTTAAATGCCAAATCGGCCTTAGTGTGATTTGAGCGCGGTTTTTATAAAAAATATTTTTGACCCTATATAGGTATATCCTGTATAAACTATGGGAGTTGACCTTTTTAACGGTGAAATCCTTATGGCAAGTAAAGCAGCGAGTAAAGTAACAGGAAAGCCCCGTGAAACGCGGGGCAGGCCACCAGCAACCGTTGAGCAGCCCCTGACACGCAAACAAGAACTCTTTGTAAAAGAGCTTGTAAGTAAAGACGGCCAGATAACCCTGCGGGAGGCCGCCATCAATGCTGGCTATTCGGCATCTTCCGCGCACACACGGGCTTATGAGCTTACCAACCAGCATATTTCTCCGCACGTCGTGGCGGCGATCCAATCCTACCGGCGGGAATTAGATGAAAAGTATGGGGTAACCTACCAACGCCATTTGCGTGACCTCCAGACCATCCGTGATATAGCTTTGCAGAACGGCGCGTATAGCGCAGCCGTGCAGGCTGAGTATCGTCGCGGTCAAGCGCAGGGCGACATTTACGTCAACAAATCAGAAATCCGTCATGGCAGCATCGACAGTATGAGCAAAGACGACGTTCTGAAAGCGTTAGAGGAAATAAAACAAAGTTATGCCCCAGTCACCATCAACATCACCCCTGAAGAAAAAGAGAACACCGGTAATCGCGGTAAAACGCGAGGCAGGCTTTTACAAGCAAATGAAAGAAGCGACGCAACGATCGACGCGGAAATTTCTTCTGACGAGAATTGAAAATTCTATCGGTGCGGGTATTCCTGATGTTCTTTTGTGCGACGAACAAGGCACGTTTCATTTTGTAGAATTAAAATTTTTGACCAGCAACGGCGTAACCTTGCAGCCGTCTCAGGTGGCGTGGCTTTCCCGTCACCAGCATAGCCCGTCATGGATATTAATCAAAAAACAGAATAAGCCGACGGATGAACCCGAATTGTTTTTGTATCCGGCCGGTGCAGCCGTCGATCTGAAAATGGACGGGCTGCAATCCGTCGAGCCGATACACTATCAAAAGGGGAAATTTAACTGGGATGTCGTTTTTGACTTGATATGTCCTAGATAATCCCATACGATAGCGCATCGTTAACTAATACGGGAGTTTTGAACGATGAAATATTATATCGGAAACATAGACGAGCAATATGGTGAGTTCGAGGTCGAGCAAACCATCCTGTTCGCAACCGCTGGTGATCCTGCTGAGGTAATGGAAGTGATTGCCAAGGACTGGTATGGGCTGGATGAGCATGACTCTATGGGTCTTCGCGAAGGTATGTACTGGAATGATGGTATGGCCTATGGGGCGGGTCTCCACTACGAGGTGACCAAGGCCACATACGATGAACTGAAAGACAAGCGTGTCTTTACTGAAATGTGGGAGGATAACGAACCTCAGTGGGACAGAACCCCCAAGGCTTTTGAGGGGGACAGTGATGATTAAAACCTTGATGGAATGCTTGAACTGCAAGCACACCGAAGAGCATATTGCGCCATTGCCGGAGCAATGCCCGAAATGTCAATTCTATTGTTATTACAAGCCAGAGGAAATGGACGATGATTGATGTTAAAAGAAAAATTCATGTTGATCTGGTGGCTTTGTATGATCTGGCCTATCAGAATGATCTGCCCGAAATATGTGGGGCGTTGTCTAATGTCGAGCATATGGTTTGGGAATTGCGCCGTCGTGAAGATAAAGAAGGGGAAAAAGCTTAATGTTTATATTCAGTATCATTGGCCGATTGCTTTACGGTAAAGACTGGGAAAAGCATACCCAAAAGCGAACGCGATATGTGAAACGCCGACGCCGATAGAAATTTTTAAAAATTCAAGCTTGACTAGTATGGGCTTTTATGAGACAACCGACACCAGCAGCAGAAATGTTGCTGGTTTTTTAACTTCTACGGGAAATAGAAAAATGACACATACTATCGAAAATAGCCAAAATACCCTGACACGTTTGCTGGAAAAAGTTCGCGACGATGCGGCGAGAAAATCAGATTACATTGCCCCGACGCATGATTTGCAGAAAATCACAAATGATCAGGGCAAACCCCAAATCGTTATTGAGCAGCGCGGCGGTGAACCGACACGCATTCTGGACGTTAACGACGTTGCGTTCGGCCAGATTGCTAGCCATGCGGGCATTGACGTTAGAACCGCCCGCCGTTTGCAAGCGGGTTATTCTGATCAATTTGACGGCCTGTTAAATGCTATCTGGCAAAAAGAACCGACGGTTCGTATGTTGCGGGCGCATGACGGGTTGGCGTTGTCCGACGGCGGCATTGGCACGTTGCGGGCTTTTGTTTCGGACAAGTTTAAAACTTATGATCACGTCAATCTGCTTAATGATGCCTTGCCGCAATTAATGGCAAGCGATGCGCGGTTTCAGGTAGTCAATGCAACCGTGACCGATAAGCGGCTTTATCTGCGGTTAAAATCCCTTTCCCATACTGGCGACGGGGCGGGTGTCGGTGACGTTATGGCAAATGGTATTGGCTTGCAAAATTCGGAAGTTGGCGCGGGTTCGGTTTCTGTTTATCAAATCGCTTGGACGCTGGCTTGTTTAAACGGTATGCAAACCCAAAACAAAACGCGGTCTAGCCATATCACCAGCGGCCGCGATGCCGACGACTGGGGATTGCTTTCCGATGAAGCAAAAGACGCGGATAATGCCGCGCTTGGTTTAAAAATTCGTGACCTTGTCGGGGTTTATTCCAGCCGCGATAGTTTCGATGCTATTCTGGACGGTATGAAAGCCGCCGCCGCTGACGTGATCGACGGTGATGCGATTGACAAAACCGACGTCGTCGCAAATCTGGGCGCGGTTATGAAATTAACCAAGGCCGAAACTAGCGACGTAATGAACGGGCTTTTGGATACTATCGGCCAGTCTGGATATGAGCGCGATAAGCCGCTATCACGGGCAACCCTAATCAATGCGGTGACGGCGGTATCTCACAAGGCCGACGCTGACGATGTTGACTTATGGCAGCAACGCGGCGGGCAATTGTTGAATATGCGCCGTGCCGACTGGCAGCGCGTCGCAGTTGCCGCATAATATAAAACAATTTTCCCCGATAAGCCCCGCCCTAAAAGCGGGGCTTTTTGTTAAGGCTTGCACATTATGGGAATATATGCGATAAACCGGAAACTTTTAAATTTTCTTGAGGGGTTTATCATGTTAAAAACTACAGCTATCAGCACCGCAAAAAAGACCGCCGGTTGCGCCGTTACATATCGCGCCGGAACCGGTGACAAGTTTGCAACTTGTCCCGCTAGCTGTTCATTAAATCCAAGCGGGCGCGGTTGCGCGGAAATCGACGAACCGTATTTAGACGCGGTTTTGTCGGCCGTGCCCCGTCGCGGTGTTTCTTTTACCTATTCCCATTTTGATCCGATTTTTTGGGCTCATAAGTTGGCCGCTGGCAAAACTGTTATCAATTACAGCGCGGATGGTTTACTTGATGCCTATTCGGCTTTTCAATGGCGCGCGCCGGTTGTGACGGTTGTTCCGGAAAACTTTTTTGCAAATGGTAAATGGGATAAACTGGCCGACGTTCGGTTGGTGCGATGCCCCGCTGAATATAACAGCGCGGTAACGTGCAACAATTGCGGCGACGGCTTGCCGCTATGCGCCCGCCCCGATCGTGATTACATAATTACCTTTACGGCGCATGGTTCGGGCAAAAAGAAAATTAACACCGGCCAGCGCGGCGGCTGTTATGCCGACGGCGGCAACGTGAATATTCACTGGCAGAACACGGCTAAACAATCACAAGCGCAAACCGACGGCGAGCGGTTGCGGGCTTTTGTTAAAACCCTGCCAACCGGTGCAATATTGCGCCAGCACGTCGCCGGTGATATCGGGAAAGAATAACCCGCCCCGCATTGCCCCATTGCCCCGCCTTGATCGGCGGGGCTTTTTTATTTGACAGGCTGGCCGGTGTTATCGCATATTATCTCACAAGCGGCCGGATTGGCTGGCCGCAATTACTACGGGAAATAGTAAAATGGAAAATCAAAATTTTATACCGGCCGAAACCCTTGACCCTCGCGATCAGCAAATCCTTGCATTGGAAAGCCAGCTTGAACACTTCCGCCGCCGCGATCAATTGAAAGCCGAACAGTTAGACCAGTTGGGCGATGCGATCATGGCCTTGATCGGTGACAAAGTTGAAGCTTTGGCTGAAAGCAAAGCGGATGAAGCCGTCGAGGGGGCTTTTCAAAACTTCAACAACGATTTTAATATTTATGATCACCAGATCGAAATCGAAGAAATGATCGACGAGCGGTTGCCAATCGCTCAGGACGAGGATGATCACCGCGAAGCCGTCGAGTCTATTGTCAGGGATATCCTTTCAGGCGCAACCGTCACTATCGACGTTTAAGCCCCGCACAAGCCGACAACCGCCCCCGCTGGTGCATTACTAGCGGGGGTTTTTTAATGCCCGTCACCGGCCAGCGTTGCCCGATTAAAAGAGTTAATGAAGCCGCGCCGTGCCCCGCGCCCGTTGTCCCAAACCTACCAGCCCGTGAACCGTGCACCGTGACCGGCTGGCCGTGATCCGCGGCACAAATCCCGTTGGCAGCGGGCGGGCGATCGTGACCGGCTGGCCGTGATCCGCGAACCAAAAGCCGTGTTCCGCGAACCGTGATCAATGGCAAGGGGCCCCTGCATATCGGGTCAAAAACCGCAGAAATCCGCCAAAAATCCGCGATCCGCGCAGCGCGGCCACCGGCCTGCCTAGCGGGGGCAAGGGCCATGTTTCTCTCAAATATTTATATAAAAAACGATATGGATTGTTTCACGTGAAACATTGCCTAATTATTAGGCAAATACGCAAGACTTGTTAACTGTCAATAAAACGTGCATATTTTGTCGATAAATTGTAAACGTAAGGGGCCCCCGATGGATGTTTCCGATCAGGAGTTAAAGCTTCGCCTGCGACTCGCGCAAATCGAGAAGAATGAAGCTTGTCAGGAAGACTTTTTAGTTTTTGTAAAATCTATGTGGCCCGAGTTCATTGCCGGGCGTCACCACAAAATCATTGCCGAAAAGCTTGAACGCGTAGCCAAGGGCGAGCTAAAGCGCCTTATTATCAACATGGCACCGCGCCATACTAAATCGGAGTTTGCGTCGTTCTTGTTTCCCGCGTGGATGATGGGGCGAAACCCTAAAATGAAAATTATTCAAGCTACGCACACCACGGAGCTTGCGGTTAACTTTGGTCGTAAAACAAAAAATCTAATTGACAGCGATGAGTACAAAGAAGTTTTTCCGAAAGTTAGGTTGGCGGCAGATAGTAAAGCGTCTGGTCGTTGGGATACTGCTTCTGGAGGCATGTATTACGCCGTCGGTGTGGGAAGCAACCTTGCTGGGCGTGGTGGCGATCTGGTTATTATTGATGACCCGCACTCTGAGCAAACTGCGATGTCAGCTAACGGCTTTGACGACGCGTGGGATTGGTACACTGGGGGCCCCCGACAGAGGCTCCAGCCGGGAGGAGCGATAGTTCTAGTTCAGACCCGGTGGTCCGAGAAGGATATGACCGGCCAGCTTTTGAAGGCGATGGCTAAAGACCCCCTAGCGGACCAATGGGAAGTTGTCGAGCTCCCAGCTATTTTTGATGACGGCGAGCCTTGCTGGCCGGAGTTCTGGTCTCTTGATGATCTGACCGCGGTAAAAGCGTCCATCCCGCCGAGCAAGTGGAACGCTCAGTATCAGCAGAACCCTACCGGCGAAGAGAACGCCATCATCCCTCGCCAGTGGTGGAAGCGTTGGGAAAAAGACAAAGTGCCTAATCTTGAGTTTGTTATTCAAAGTTATGATACGGCGTTTAGTAAAAGAGAAACTTCTGACTTTTCTGCCATAACCACGTGGGGTGTTTTCCATCCGGAAGAAGCTGGGGGTCCCCCGGCGATTATATTGCTGGACAGCAAGAAAGAGCGGTGGGATTTTCCGGAACTCAAGCGAGAGGCGCTAGAGCAGTATCAGTACTGGGACCCCGACACCGTCATCGTAGAAGCAAAAGCTTCTGGATTACCCCTGACGCACGAATTAAGAAACGTCGGTATACCCGTTGTTAACTTTACGCCAAGCAAAGGTAATGATAAGATAACGAGAGTTCACTCCGTCTCACCTTTGTTTGAAGCGGGAATGGTTTGGGCCCCCGACACTTCTTTTGCTGACGAGCTCATAGAAGAGGTAGCAGCTTTTCCCAACGGGGAGTATGATGACTTGGTAGATAGCATGACACAGGCCCTTATGCGTTATCGTCAGGGTAATTTTGTGCAGCTACCGTCGGATGACTGGGGCGATGAGGATACCAACGTAAGAGTTAGGGCGTATTATTAATGGGAAATAGTGTAGTAGATTTGGGGGCCGCGGCCTTAGATTATGTTGAGGGCGCTTGGGATTATATGACAGGGGCCCCGAAAGCTTCTGCCAGTGGCGGGTACTATAAAAATCTTGGCCCCGGAGCTCGCCAGTACTTTTCTGGCCCCGGCGATTATGAAAAAACCAATCCAGTGATGGAGTATTTTGGTTTTGAAGACGGTGGCAGTCCTGCGGTGGAGTTGCGTGACGACGGGTCCCTTCCCGGTGTAGATGAGTTACGTTACATGACCCCTGCCGAAGTAGAAGAGGGCTCGTATAGTTTTCTTCAGAACATGGAAGAGCAGATGCTGGGTCATTTGGCCGCCGCCCAGAGCGTCCATGACGAAGACCTCCCTGTGCGCCAGTCCCTAGATATGAAGCGCTACCACTACGAAGAGGCGGAAAAGCTGCGTGAGCAGATCGAGCAGTTTAAGGAACGCCGCGCTAGCGCCATTCAAAACTACCCGGAAAGCGAAACTAAACTGTACATGAAAGAGGGGGAGGCTCCTTATGTAAAAGGGTTCCCGGATGATTTGGTTCAGGGCTTTGACGACGGCGGCGCGGCTTCCCTTGGCGCGGGCCGTGTATACCGAGAAGGGGACTACATTACGGAGCCCGGCTACCTTGGTCCGGAGTATGCGTTTGAGGTAGAAGACCCGCGGCGCTTTGATGTTTATGAAGATAGCGGACAGTTTGCGCCGCCTCTAATGGACAAAGCCCTTGAGCCGTATGACGCGGAAGGTCGTGCGCGGCCCACGTATCCTAGCTTTCAGGAATACATCGAGGTAGACGAGTCCGGTAAGTATCCGGCTTTTGGTATAATGGCTAGCCTTGGTAAGGATGCGGATAGGACGAGTCCGTTACAGGCCGATCCGGAGTACCTCGGCATAGAGGGTTTTGACATTTACCGGGACCTAGCGCCGGAACAGTTTAAACGTCGCCCCCTAAATAAACAGAATTTTGATAAGAAACGTGGCTTCCAACACGGGCAGATGGTTCGATTGGAGGCTATGGATAATAAATTGATGAAAATGGCGGGGGTCTCTCCGCAGAGCTTGGGGCCTGCGGCTATGAACCAAATGTCGGATATTTTGGGGCGTAAAATTGGCTGATGAAAAAGTATACACGGGGATTCCGCCGTCAGAACGTCAATATTCGGGTGTCCCTGTCCTTGGCGGATTAGAGGCGGCGTATAGTTATCTGGCCCCAGTAGAGTACCCGGTTATTGAAGAACCGCGGACCGTGTACACCGAAGATATGGGTCGGCGCTATACTTCGACAACACCGGGCGTGTATGGCGAACCGCGGCCCGCGGTCCCCGCAGCTATTCAAGGCGGAATAGATTTTTTTAAACAGCTTGTAGATCAGCCGGGAGAAACCGCGTCAGCGGTAGCCGAGGGTATTGCGTCTATACCAAAAGAGCAAATGCTTGGGGCGCAAGCCTTAATGGAGGGTGCGGACTACGCGTATGACCCAGAGACTAAGGAAGAGTACCGGTTTGATCCGTTTCTAACTGCCGCGCCGGTAGCTGGTGGAACGGCGATAAGCATTGCGCGTACTGCGGGCGATACCGGAGAAGTGCTCGGTATTATGGCCGGTAGAAGATCTTTAAGTGGTGCGGACAAAGAGCAGGTTGCAAAATCTTTGCGGGCTATGGGTAAGTCTCCGGACGAAGTTTTTAGAGCAACGCAAGCTTTCTTTGACAGTGATGTTTTGGGTAGTGACACTGCCGCTTTTCGGTTTGAAATACCAACAGCTAACTCTAAGTTTAAAGAAGACGGTCCGGTTAAGATGTTGGATGTGGACTATGGCAGGGGCTATGCTTTTGGTCTTGGCGACGAATACAGGAAAGTAACCTTTGACGAAGAAGGTGATCTTTTAGAATTAAACAAAGGCAAAATACCTACTGTAGGCGAAATATTTGATTTCCCTGAGTTGTATGAGCAGTACCCTGAAATTAAAGACTCTTTAGTCGTAAAACTTGCAACACCAGAAGGGGAGCCGGTTTGGAAGGCCCCCCGGGCTGTATTTATGAGTGGCGCGTCAAGCCCGTACAGAAAGCCGACCATTGGCCTGAGAGACTCTCAGTCTCAGTCGGAGCTTCAGTCGAGCTTGTTACATGAGCTTCAGCATTGGGTTCAGACAAAAGAAAGCTTCCCGGAGGGGGCTTCCGGGTCTCGTATTATGGACCTAATAGAAGAAAAAATGGGTGCTAAGATGGACCCTGATTTTTTAAAAAGCGCGGCATATGCCGCCTATGAAAGTGTGTACGGGGAGGCTGAAGCCCGTAACGTGCAACGCCGTTTTTCGGATTTTAGGAAAGCCGAATTAAATCCTGTTGAAACTAGACGGGCTGAAGCCCCTGATAATGACATAAGTATGTCGGAAGACGCTGCCGCGGAAAGAGCAGCGGACATGATAAGGGAAAGCCTAGAATACGGTGATTATTCGTATGAAGACGTTTTTCCAGATGCTTTCAAGGCAAAAGGCGGCGTAATAACTTTGGCCGACACCGCGCGGAACATGACCCGCGGCCCACGGGGCGTAGCCGCTCTTGCACCAATAGCTAGGAATATGTATCGGCCTATGGTAAGTTAGGGGCCTTAAAGGAG